TACCGCGTAAATTATGAATATAATTTGTTATATACGAATGCATAGAATTCCCAGAAGAATCTAAAACAATTGAATTTATTGCAGATGCCTCTGAATTACCAAGCGTTCCTGTTGGCTCATTAAATTTATAATATAGATTTAAATTATCATCCTGAAATACTGACTTAAATCTATATAAATCAATTTGTTTTTGAGTGCGGGCCTCATGAAACAATCTTACTTCATCAATTGAACCAGTAAATGTCTGTTCTTGTTCTATAATTTGCCCAGTTGTTAATGTTTGATCACCAAGGCTTGAAAAAAATGCAGATCCAGAACCTATAAAAAAATCATGATTTTCAGAATCAAAATGTCCGATTTTTACTTTATTTGATTTTGATGTAAGTTTATTGTTAATATATAATCTTAATTCACTTAATTCATCTTCACGATCACACACCATTGCTACATGATTAAAAGTACCGCGATTAATATTCCCGCTTGCAAACAATTCTGCGCTGCCAGATACGACATGACAACGCAAGGATTCTGTTTGTTGTGCTCCACCACCTGAAGATGTTAGCAAAAGAGTAAACCCTTTTCGCTCTGTTTCTTCTCGATTATAAACGTTATTACTTCCTGATAATTTTTGAAAAATTATTTGTGTAGTTGTAGTAGCTGGCAAAGCAGGATCTGTTACTGGAGGTATGTATATTTGTGCTTCAACTGTAAATGATTTTCCTTTTGGATCTATTAATGATTCACCCGTTATTTTATTTGACAACGTAGGAAAATTTGCGCCGGCTTTATCAATTACTTGAATATACGAATTATTAGAAAAATTTAAGTAACCAATGTTTTTTGCAAACCTATCATAAACATACTTTTCAAAGCCAGTTAATGAATCAATGAATTGTTGCTGCTGTATTTTCGTACCATCAAAAGGAAATTTGTTTATAATTGTATCAAAAGCAACATTAACATTTGCCTGTGCAGAATTAAAAAAAGTATGATTTTCAAATTTTGAATAATCTAAATCGATTTGTTGTGTACTTACAAGTGAAAAACTATCTTGATTATATTCAATAGAGCCTGTTTTTTCTAAATATCTTTCTGACTTATCATATGTTTCGGTTACAACATCACCTGAATCTGTTATTGTTTGCGAAAAAAATTGACTAGGTTTGTTAAGAATAAATGACTTTATATCAGACATAAAATATTTTTTTATTCACAATAATATTATTTTATTATAGTGAACATTCCTCCAACGTTTGAAAAAATTTGCTCTGAATTTGAATCTTTAATTAAAATATCTAATATGTAATTTCTACCAATATCAAAATCTGACATATAAAGTTTAAAATACATGCCTTTTTCATCAACAGATAATAAAGTTGATCTAGTTTCTTCTGTGTCAAACGGTATGATTATATCATCGGTTGTTGCGTCTCTTATTGAATAATACATGTTCGTAAAAATCATGCTGTTTCGTTTTAAAGGTATTTTTGATGATATAATTTTTCTTTGATTATCATCAACATGTACTCTTATTGTTGGGTTATCAGATGCTCTATAATTTGATTGTAAATTCATTGCATAAATAGCAAGCCGCTGTTTAATATCAACATATGACTGCTTTTGTAATTTATTCATTGTAAACACACTACCTGTATGATATGCAACAGTTCCGTCTGCAGAACACCATACAGGTTCAAATGCAACAGAACCAGATTTTTTTAATATTGCAGAATATTGTGAATCATATGACGATAATGCAAATGATGCCGAATATACACCAGTAACAAACATATTTCCAATGCTATGTTGTGAACCTATAAAAGATGATGTAACTAACGCACCTGTTGAGCCTGTTGCAACCAATTTCAAAGAAACCGAGTTTGCTCCACTTATAACTTGGTACGATGATGATATTAAATTCTTTGAAGCACCTGATCTACCAAAGCTTCGAAGAAATATTGAACCACTTAAATCAAAATAAAAATCAGAAATATGATTTTGTATTGAATCATTGTATTGTACTAGAAGTTTTGGTTGTTTTGTTGGATCATCACAGTCCTTGGACGCAAATCTTTTTACAAAATACGTATAATCATCATTTTCCATTGAAGATGACAATGATATTCTGAAACCATGATCCTGGATTTTTCCAGCTAATGTTGCCGAAACAAGTGTTGTAATATCAATATTTAAATCTTCTGTCCCTTTGGAGAACAGCTGTGATACAAAAAGATTTTGTACACCATTACCGTCATTTAAGTTTCCGCTTGTAATAATGTCAATATCATCAGATCCAAGCAAACCTTTTTTGTTCGCACCTTCTTTAAACCACAAGGATGGCGCGTCTACGTATGATGCAGTTAAAAAATTACATGTATCAACATCGGCAAAATATTGTACATCTTGTCCTATTCCTTCAGAAAACGATCGAGATAGTGGAAATACTTCAACTTTAAAATTTGAAGGTGTTGGATTACCGTGATAAACATCAAATAATTTCATATGACATTTGAAACTAGGATGGGAATAATCCAGTACACTTCCTGTTAATTGTTTTAATTCAGACAAGTCAAATTTAATTAACGCTCGTGATAATTCAGTTACCTGTGCTGCAGAACCACTTTTGGTTACATTGTGCAATTTAAATATATCAAGCGTTCCAGCTTGGCCTACGTTCGCTTCTTTTTTTCTCTTATCAGAGATTATCTTGTCTGTAATATAAGTGTCTGAAGTTGCATTTAATCGTCTATACATGATCGTACCTAACCTAGATTGCTGTGCCTATAATATCATCAAACGGAAACTTAACTTCAAATATACTACCATTAGGTGGAATCAATAAACCTTTATATTGCGAATCCTCTATATTATAAAATGTTGTACTATATTGCCTATCACTAATTATGCCATTAAGATTTTTTATCTCAAACATTGTAAGAGAAACAACACTGTCTGTATTGTAAATTATATTCTTAACATCAGATATTGATATTGGTTGATCTATATGAAAGTTTTTTATGTCAAAATAGTCTACAAGTTTGTTTAAAACATCTTGTAATATTAGTCGTTTATTTTGATGTTTATCAACAAGTATTTCAAATTTTATCTGTAAATTAATAACATTCGTATCAAGAATATCAATAGCATCTGTTATTAATCTATATTCATTTAAATAAGTTCTTATATTCTTCTTTAACGCATCGGGTGCTATATCAATATTACCTTGCGCGTTTTGTGTTGCAACATATAATCGAGTTGCAAAAGGATTATTTTTTGAGCTTTTAATTGATGCCCTAAAAACCCTTCCATAATTTGAAGGCATCGTATAAATTCTTCCTAATAAATCATCCTTTGTAACTATTCTATTTTGAGCAGCACGAGCAGTTGGTGCCAAAGCTTTAAGTTGTTCAATACTAAGTGGATCCGCTCCGCCTCGTGCAGGCTCAAGATTGACAACGTCTAAGCTTGCTCGAATCTCAGCTTGACGTAATGGCGTTGTATCATCAGGAAATGATATAAATAATTGATTAATTGTATTAATTGAACGAGCGTCAACATTGTGTGATAAACCACCTCCGTACATATATTTAATTGTTATTGTAGAATTTGGTTGTAATGATCCAAATGTATTTGAATTTAGTAATTTATTAGGATCAAGTGAATATTGTTTGTTTATTTTTTTACCATATAATGGCAATGAAAATTGTGATGGATCAGGTATTATATCATCTTCGAGCGTGGTACCATCGCCACCTCCAAAAGTTAATGTTGTTAACCTATCAAGAAATTCACGAGTAGTTGTGAATCTATATGGCGCTGGAATAACATTTAAATTTTCAGGAACATCAATATTATCAGAATCAATATTAGCAACACCTTTGAACACAGTATCTTGTACTAACGAGTTTACTTCATAATAATCATTTCCAAAATCATCCTTTACGGAAACAATTTGACTAACGTCTGAATTTTCAAGTGTATATGTTTTAAATGCTTCAAATTCACCAGTTGTTAACTCTTCTGACGCAAACTGTCCTGATATACAAAGCCCTGATTTTTGCAAAATAAACGTTGTAGGATTATTTTGTGCGTCAGTATCACCAATCGTAATTAAAACATCCAGTTCACCTGCCTTATTTAATTGTGCAAAATTAACATCTTCAATTAAAACAAATTCAATATCATTATCTGATAAAACACTTGTGTCTTTTTCAATTATTGGCATTACATTTACGTTAGGAACTAATTTATTGCCACTAATTATTGCAGGTACTTCAATATAAAAATCAACGTAAACCACGGCCGCGGCAGCAGAAGGAATATCTATTCCTGAAGATAATAATAAATTTTGAATATTATCAAATTCAACTGCAGTATCCAAACTTAGTTCATTAAATTGGTGATCTAAATAAAACGACATAACATCACCAACATAAGCCGCAAGGTCAACTAGGGCACCTCCTAAACTTGTTTCTGAAAAATCTTGTATCTTGTCAGGATAATATGTGCGAGCATAATTTGTTAAATCATTACGAAAGCTATCAAAATCTTTATTTAGATAGCTTCGCTCTCTTATTGATTTAAATAAATTATTATTACTTTTTTTATTTGCAGTCATATTATTGCCTCTAGTTTATTCCTAAACAATATACAATGTTAATTCAATTTCATCATCAGTAATTAAAAATTCAGGAACACTATAAGTAATATTAATTTTTACTTTTCCTGTATGTAAATTATCATGATTTATTATTGTAGATGTAAATGTATCTAATAGCACAAATGGCATAAATTTTGACACCGCGCGTTTAATCCTTGTAGTTGCTTCATCGTCAAATCCTTCTTGCGAACTTACAGCTTCGAATACTAACGGTTGTAAATTTGCGCCAAAGTCATAATTCATTAATCTTTCACCGTGATTTGTCAATAAAAGGTTTCGTAAATTATCGGCTATTTGCTGACCAACATCTGTGTGCATTGCAAACAATCCTTCTGCATTATTACCAAAACGCAATGGTGTTTTTAAACCAATAGGTAAAACAGAGCCTTGATCAACTGTTTTTTCCTCTCGTTTTGTAGTATTTCCTACACTTTTAAAATTGATTGTTGCCATAATTTTATATTTTATACACTATCGATTAAATATTAATTTTTTAGAAAAACTGTAATTTAAATTTTATGGCTTCCTAGAAATTGTTATGTTTTTGAATATGTCCATATTATATATACCAATAACCGCCTTGGGCCCTGCAGGCTTTTGGTTAAAAGAATTTTTAAAATAACACACAAGTCGCCCACCTTCCATAGAAAACTTCCACTCATTAGTTCCTAACCTACTACCATTAATTAATGTTGCTTTACCTTGCTCTGCTAGCTGCAAAAGTGCATTTCCTCGTAAATTGAACCCTGCCCTGTCTGATTGTCCACCTTCAAGTATTGCACCTGGTCCTGATACCTTATCTAATTCTGGTGAATTTTCGCTAAGCCACATTGCGACGTGCTCAGATCCTGAATTTTTTTGTTTTGCCGTTTTGTTACCGCCAATGGCTTGTATGAAGAAAAAATCACCTGGTTTTATATTTTTTAAAGCATTTTTAACGCTGTCCGAATTCGAACTGTCAAATTTATATTTTGCCTGCGTACTTGGGCCACCTTTTCTAAAATGTGCCATGGCGTTACCCTTGGCTGGGTCATATTCTTGCGAATAAAATGTTCCATTACCAGTTCCTGGAAATTTTGCGCTTAATGCAATAACGACAGCCCTGACTGTCATAGCACATGATGACCAGTTAACACTAGTGTTTTTTAACCATTTTTTTAATGCCGCTGTGTCACTACCTTTGTTGTATTTTCTAAAATGGTGTGGTGTCATAAACGCAGTATACGGTACTCTGTCTGCTAATGGCACACCTGCACCATTACCAGAAAAGGGGTATTCG